AAGCATTAGCAGCATAAAAGATGTATTTAAAAGAATAATTACTATCGCAGCAGATGACGACGCCACAGTACTGGTGTTTAAATCTACAACAGCAATTGCAGATGGAGCATTGGACTTACAGAATGTAAAATACATTCGCATAACCAACTTGGATGATACGAACTCTGTTGGGCTTTCCCTGCAATTAGATTCTGACGAGGACAATAGCGCAGCGAATGAATCCTGCACTATCTTGCTTGAAGCCGGCAGAAGTTTCATAATGGGCACTCCGGACGAGGGGATCCACGTAAACGATGATGCTGCTGGCATATTAACTGCATTAACCGATTTAGAGAGTATTATAATTAATCCGGGTACTAACGCCGGAACGGTAGAAGTATTCACGGCAAGTACATAGGGAGATATGAATGTCTAAACCAACACTATCCCCAGCTTCCACAACAAGCACCGCGGTTTTATCGTCGGCAGGCACTACCTCTACAACCGGCAACGGCGCTGGGAATACATCTCATTATCCGTTCGGTCTTTATGCCGATACCGAATCTGATCTTTATGATATAAACTTTATTAACGGCGCATCAGATCAAGTTGCCTTCACCTACAAGAAGTTAGGGGGAGATATTCTTGATATTGAACTTACTGATGGAAATGTATGCGCTTCCTATGAAGAGGCAGTATTAGAATACTCTTACCAAATAAACATACACCAAGCAAAGAACGTATTATCTGATCTTCTTGGAATGTCTACGGGCACCTTTGATCACGATGGCCAAATGATTGGAGGAGATGCAAAGGGTTCCTCTGCTAATCTATCTTATCCCAGATTTGAATTCCGATATGCCAAGAGAATAGGCGAAGGGGTTGCAAAAGAAGCTGGAATAGGCGGAAATGTAACGATATATTCGGCCTCGTTTGCGACCACTGGTGGCATACAAGATTACGACCTTCAAGCTATAATTTCTAGCTCCGCCGTGGGCACCGATCCTGCCACCGGTGACATTACTGACTTTGCCGGCTTGGTCGGAAACAAAAAAGTCACCATTCGGAGGGTTTTCTATAAAACTCCTGCATCTGTGTGGCGTTTTTATGGTTATTACGGCGGGCTCAACGTTGTTGGAAACCTGAATCATTATGGTCAGTTTGCTGACGACACAACATTTGAGATAATACCGGCATGGCACAACAAACTACAAGCCATGGCCTATGAAGATCATATGTGGACAAGGCTGTCTCATTATTCATATGAGCTTTACAACAACAGGCTCAGGCTGTTTCCACAGCCAGATGGCACTTCTCCTGCTCACATGTGGGTACAATTCAACATTGAGACAGATGGTTGGGAGGAAGAGGGTGATAGAAAGTTTGGCGCAACGGGCATAAACAACATGAATGCTTTGCCCTTCGATAACGTTCCGTATAAGAACATCAACGCCATTGGCAAGCAATGGATACGAAGATATACTTTGGCACTCTCTAAGGAGGTCCTAGGGCAGGTTAGAGGCAAATTTGGGTCCATACCCATACCGGGTGAGAATGTCACTCTAAATTCCGGAGAGCTTTTAGGCCAAGCTAGTGCCGAACAGACTGCATTAAAAGAAGAGTTGAAAACAATACTTGACGAAATGACATATCGAGCGCTCGCAGAAAAAGATGCGGCGATGGTCACTGCAACCAGCACGGTGCTTGAAGATGTGCCATTGTTGATTTACCAAGGATAGGAGGTGAGATATGAGTAATGAATGGAATCAGCGATCAGCACCTCCCCCTCCGCTGTTCCTAGGTAAAAAAGAAAGAGACCTAGTTAAGCAAGTCAATGACGAGCTAATTGAAAGAGTAGTAGGCCAAACAGTAGTTTATTATCCGGTGGATATATCTGCGACAAATTATCATAGCTTATATGGAGAGGCTATTGAAAAAACATTTCTTCCTCCGATAAGAGTCTATGCTCTGGTTTCTTGGGAAGGAATTCAAACTAAGAACGTTGATGCTCTTGGTTTGGACAAAACGTCATCAATATCAATCCACTTCCACAAGAGACGCCTTACAGAGGATCAAGATCTCTATGTTAGGGAGGGTGATTTTGTATTATATGGAGATTTATACTATGAGGTGGTTTCGTTATCTGAACCTCGACAACTTTTTGGTCAGACGGATCATAAGATGGAAATAACAGCTAAATGCATAGCAGCAAGAGAGGGTCTATTCGATGGGAGTTAAAAGTGTTATATTAGGGGCTTCTGATCCAGCAGCACTTGGCTCTGAAGGGGCATTACCGGACGCTGAGCTGAAAGAAATATCTATCATGCCATCCACTCTGGAGACCATAGACAGAGCCCTGTTTGAGTGGCTCACTGAAGAATTGGATATTTTTGCAACAACGAACAAGGGATTCAAAAAGGTACCAGTTATTTGGGCCGGTTCAGAACGAGCACACCAGATCAAGAAAGATAAAGACATTCGAGACAGCAGCGGACTTTTGAAGCTTCCAATCGTGACAGTTTCCAGAGAATCAGTCATGAAAGATTCAAGCTTTAAAGGCGTTGCTTGGGCACATATTACAAACAAGAATGATGCAAAGGGTGGAGCCATGACTGTTGCTAGGAGAATCGGACAAGTGAAGACCGCGAATTTTAAGAATGCATTCTCTAATCGGGAATTTAAAGATTATAATTTCCCAGCAAACAAGCGCTTAACGGTCTATGAGACAGTGACCATGCCAATGCCAACATATATAACTTTGATGTACGACATTAGGATAAGGGCAGAATATCAACAACAAGTAAACGAGATATTGACTCCATTTATCGTAAAGACTGGACAAATAGACAACTTTTTTATCAATCACGAAGGGCACAAGTTCGAAGGGTTTATAGAGGGAAACTTTGGACAGGCAAATAACATCACCAACATGGCAGATGGCGAGAGAGAATATGGGACATCTATTCAAGCAAAGATACTTGGATATCTTCTGGGATCCGGCCCCAATGAGGAGCGGCCAAAGGTCGCAATACGAGAGAATGCAGTAACTTTGGTTCAAATGAGAGAAAGGGCATCTTTGGGAGAAACAGAGACAGAAGAGGGCAAGAAGTTGCTTGAATCTTGAGACGCGTCTAATAAATTGTCCATTGTTTAATCTTGTTGTGACTTTCGGAAAACAAAATACTATTTATTACGAGAATAGCATCGCATGCGTAGTAATGTTTTAAGGAGAAAACTATATGTCAGCTCTAAATAAATTCACATTCATTTCACCTGGAATATTCCTTAGCGAGATTGATGAATCACAAAACCCAATAGCTCCGGACGCCATGGGACCAATTATTATTGGTAGAACAACAAAAGGTCCGGCAATGAGACCGGTCAAAGTTAGATCTATTCAAGAGTATGTCGATACCTTTGGCGCACCACATCCCGGTGGCTCACACGACGGAGATGTTTGGCGAGACGCCGACTTCTCTGGTCCAACCTATGCAGGCTATGCAGCCAAGGCATGGCTTTCTGCCGGATCTGCTCCTGCCACAATTGTCCGATTGCTCGGAGAAGATTCCACCAACGCTGCAACAACCACTTCTGGCTGGGCAACAACCAAAACAGGCCCCAGCGCTACGCCGTCAAATAACGGCGGAGCATTTGGTTTGTTCGTTATTGATTCTGGATCTGGTACCACTCATTACACCGGAAGTTTGGCCGCCATATGGTATGTCGAAAATGGCGGTGCAATAATTCTTTCTGGCGCAACAAGAAGTCAGGACAGCGCAGTTACAGCATCTCAAGGAGTCCTTATTAAATCAGTAACGACAGCTGACGACTCTAGTGCTGTAGCAAATCAGTTTAAAGCACAGCTTTGGTATGACGGCGCAAAGGTGCAGGATTTTGTTTTTAACTTTAATCATACCGGTACTGCCGATTCTAAGAATATAAGGAAAGTATTTAATACGTCACCAGTTGTTACAAACTCTTCTGTTGTTAATTCAGCCAACGTCACCGAGGGCAAAAATAGATATTGGCTTGGAGAGACTTTCGAGAGACACCTTGCCGACAACACGCTCACCGGTGTCGGCGCACAATGGGGAGTAATTCTTCCTCTCGCCAGTGGCGCTGTCGGCGTCACACAGGACGCCAACTGGTCTGACAGAAAGAACAGTTGGGTCAACGCACAAACCGGCTGGTTCTTCTCTCAGGACATGGGTTTGAATACAGCACATAGTGCTCCCAATACCACAACTAAATTGTTTAAATTCCACGCTCTTGATTATGGCTCTTGGGCCAACAGAAATATTAAGATTGCTATTGAGGATCTTACGGCTGGAACGACAGCAACATCCCCTTGGGGAAGCTTTAGTATTGCCGTCTATAGCGCGCATGCGTATGATGGCGACGAACCGCTTGAGAAATTTTCAAGATGTTCTTTGAATCCCAATTCAGCTGATTATGTTGCATATAAGGTTGGTGACAAGTATTTAAGCTGGTCTGATGACAACAAAGTTCATACAGAGAATGGCGAATTCCCGAATAGATCCAAATATGTGCGAATTGAAATGAATCCTGACATTAGCCATATGCTTAAAAAGAAGCATCTTCCTTATGGCGTCACTGGGCCACTTCGCTCTGTGGGCTTCTCATACACCGCGCAATCTGGCGCCGTCTCCGCCATCCCAATCGGCCACACCTCTGCTTCTTATGTGTTGCAGCCGAAGACTGCCACTCCTTTGTTCACTTCGGCAACGTGGACAAGAGGGTTTGTCACCGGCGGAATCGCGCATTCATCATTCCCCTTGGCTGTTTCTAACACCAACTTAAGCTTTGTCGCCGGCCCCGACCAAGATGGCTATTCACGCGCAACAATAACCCTGACTGTTGCAGCCGAAGTGGGAACGAGCAACAGTGTGACAGTAGTCTTGGCGACTGGGGGCTCCGTCGTCGCGACGGGTCACGCGTCGGCCACCACGGATTTGTCTTCTGCCACGGGCGCCCAAGTCGGAACTTTTCATTGCACTGATGTCAATAATTCAACCGCCGCCGCTTTAGCGGCATTTTTCAACTCACATGGGGAACTAACCGCAACCGCAGACTCAGCGATAGTCACAATAAATCAAAGCGTTCAGGGTGCTGCTGGGAATACAGTAATCACTTTAGTCGACCCCGGTACTGTGGGTATGACTAAAAAAGACTTTACTGGAGGCGGCGTCGATCCAGACAATACTGCTTATGCCGAGCGCCCACCCATTGAGGTCGGACAATGCGTCTCTGCTTCAGTTGGCGGCTTTACGGGATCTTGGATCTTCCCCGCGTCCGGCAAGAGGAATTGGTCAGAGGATGGCCCATCCAGCCTAGGCGGGGATGCATATTTCGGTCTCAGCGCAACACAAACCAAAGACCTCGCAAATTTCGATATGGGATATGGAGATTATATGATTGGTCTGCCGTTTGATTCTCAAATCGCTGGCCGCTTTGATACGTTAACGGGTCCCCCAACCGGAACGGAATATTCATGGGTCTTCTCACTAGATGACATCTCTGGTTCTGCTAATGATTACTATGATACATCAGGATCTAGGGCACAAGCAGCTGCTGCCGATCAATCCATTACCGCAGTAAACAATGATTATAAGTCTGTTCTCGATCATGTGAAGCAGTTCTGGGCACCAATGTATGGTGGCCACGATGGCCTTAACGTCAAAGAGTCCGAGCCTTTCCGCAACACTCTGTTGAGTGGGAAGACGAACCTTACAGACGCCCACTATAACAGCATATACAGGGCAATTGATATGGTTGCTGATGATGAGGCTGTTGAATGTAATATTATGACAGCACCAGGCATCACAAATTCAGTGCTGACAACTAAGTTGATGACAGCATGCCAAGACAGGGGAGATGCACTGGCAATTATTGATATTACTGATGTATTCACCCCGGCAACAGAAAACACAGAATCTTATTCTAATCGTCTGGGCACGGTCGCAACGGCCGTCAGCGCCATGCAGGAACGCGATATCAACAATAGCTATGGCTGTTGTTACTATCCTTGGGTTCAGATTAAGGACATGAGCGTGGGCGGAAAACCTTTATGGGTTCCGCCATCAGTTGTTGCTCTAGGCACCTTTGCAAGCTCAGAAGCATCTTCCGAGCTTTGGTTTGCGCCAGCGGGCTTTAACCGCGGCGGTTTAGGCGGAAGGAAGGGATCAGCAGGCCTAGTCGTTACAAGCGTCACAGAAAGATTGACATCCAAGAAAAGAGACGATCTTTACTTGAACAACATCAACCCAATCGCCAAGTTCCCCGCAGAAGGAATTGTAATCTTCGGACAGAAGACTCTACAACAGACTTCCTCGGCACTGGATCGAATTAATGTTCGTAGGTTGATGATTTATGTCAAGAAGGAAGTTTCTAGAATTGCAGCAACGATCTTGTTCGACCAGAATGTCAAAACTACATGGGATCGATTCACCGGCGAAGTTGAGCCTTTGCTGGCCGGAATCCAAGCGCGCTTTGGCCTGACAGAGTTCAAGGTTATTCTAGATGATACGACCACAACTCCAGATTTGATTGATAGAAACATTTTGTACGCCAAGATCTTCTTGAAACCCGCAAGATCAATCGAGTTCATCGCAGTTGACTTTATCATCACCAGAACGGGCGCTGCATTTGAGGACTAAGCAAATAATTGAGGGGCTTTTCGCCCCTCGTCACTATTTACTGTTGAAGGCAATAGAAAACTATAGGAGAATTAAATAAATGGCATTTTGGACAGAAACAGGACAGAAAGATCCGAAAAGGCAATATAGGTTTATCGCAAAATTTTCAGGCCTAGGCCAGTCTGGGTGTTCTTGGTTTGTTAAAAGCATTGACAAACCAAGCGTTTCCCTTAGCGAGGCCTCTCATGAATACCTAAACCATACATTTTATTATCCCGGCCGAGTAACATGGAATTCAGTATCCTGTACGCTTGTCGATCCACTAGAACCGGATGCAGCCGCCACCATGATGAAGGCAATCGAGATGTCTGGATATGCTCCCCCAAAAGATCCAAATGCATTGGGAACTGCTTCAAAATCAAATTCTGTCGCAGCGCTAGGAACAGTTACAATACTACAACTAGACGGAGATGGCGAAGAAGCTAATGCAATTGAAGAGTGGAAATTACACAATGCTTGGATCAAGAGTGTAAATCTTAGTGGACTTGACTACAGCGGAGATTCTCTTTCTGACGTAACCATCGAGATAAGGTACGACTGGGCATCTCTAGAATCGCACGGCGTAACCGAGAATGTTGGAGGCGCCCTAACTGTGAACCAAGGCCTTTGGAAACTAGGTACTACCTAGCCCCAGCCACTTAGTATAAGTTACAAATTAAAAATTTTAGAGGTGAAAATTGAGAAATAACGAAGATCGTCTAGGGACGAAGAGCATCGACGGTGATGCACCCCCTCAGACAAGAGAGGCCCAATCAGGAGCTTCTTTTTCTTTCTCTACCCCAACAGAGTTCGTGGAACTTCCTTCAAAGGGAAGATTCTATCCAGAAGGACACCCTCTCTGTGGGAAAGAAGAGATTGAAATTAAACATATGACGGCAAAAGATGAAGATATTTTGACATCCGAAACCCTTATCAAGAAGGGCATGGCAATAGACAGGCTCTTGCAAAATGTAATGGTCGATAAAACGATTGATGCCAAAAGCATGCTGATCGGAGATAAAAATGCTCTTATAGTGGCGACTAGAATAACTGGGTATGGCTCAGATTATCGTACACAAGTAAGGTGCCCTGCTTGCGCAAAGTCAGTTGAGCAGACATTTGATTTAAGCCAATATTCCATATATGAAGCCAGTGAAGATGATGTTTCTGAGGACGGAATAGTGATCGAGGAAAATGGGACATTCAAGTTGACAATGCCTATTTCCAAAGTCGAAGTCGGCGTGAAGCTCATGAGTGGGTACGACGAAGAGCGCCTTAATAAAATTGCAGAGAAACAGAGAAAAAACAATCTTCCATCAACATCTTTGACAGATCAATTGCGGCAAATGATTGTTTCGGTTAACGGAGATAGTTCCGGAGAGATGATTTCCAAGCTTATAGAACATTTACCAGCAAGAGATTCCAGATATCTCAGGACAACATACCAAAAAGTTGTACCAAATATTGATATGGCACAAGAATTCTCTTGCGCTTCTTGTGGACATGCGCAAGAACTGGAGGTTCCATTCACCGTGGACTTTTTTTGGCCTAGACAATAAGTATATCGCTGCTGTTTACGAAGAATTCTTTGTAATGAAATATTATGGAGGATGGAGCTTCTCCGAAGCATACAATCTCCCGATCCAAATCCGCAGATGGTTTCTTGATCGCCTAATTAAGCAAAAAGATGACGAAAATAAGGCGACAGAAGATGCCTACAAAAAGGCTCAGTCCGGATCCGGTAGATAATCACGGTTGGGCTTTATTTCTTTGTGGACACTATTTACATTACAGAGGGCCATGATATGAAATTCTTAAAAGAAGATAAGCTAACTGAGATTGTTATTGACCTTGACAGGTTAAAAGAAAATCGGCTTGACGAAAGCTGGCTTGCTATGTTCGGATATCATGTAAAAAACATATTAAACCGTATGTTTGGCGGCTCTTCAATTCCAGTGTCAGTAAAGGGATCCCCACGAGAGGTAGATGCTTTTGCTAAGGCAATTGGTAATGAGAAAAGATATATCGAGACAGCCAAGCAATATGGATTGGAAGATCCTAGGACCTACAAAGACAAATCCAAACTCAAGAAGGCGACAAATGCTTTCGAAAGAATAACCGGCATTAAGTGGCCTTTTAAGTAGGGAGTAGCGCATGGCACCACCTGGCGATTATTCAGCAGAAAAAACAGCAGCGGCCGCTCGCGCACTGGCAACAGCAGTGCAGGAATATAAAAATGCAGAGGGCGCTCTAAAATCATTTGGAGACATCTCTGATGACGTTGCCAGCAAAGGACTCACTAATGCCAAGAATCTAGCCCAACAAACTGCTGCGCAGAGAGAGGCACTTCTAGAACTTCTGCAAGCTGAATTGCAACATAAGGCTTCTATTGATGGCAATGCGGCCGCCGTTGCACGACTTAAAGAACAAATTAGGGAACTTAATGAAGTAACCTCCGGATATGTCGATATTACCGGCGCAGTTCAGGAACGTGTCCGCGGCATGTGGGGTATAACTACTCAATGGGCTGGCGATATTACTGCAACCATGGCTGCTGGAATCGCCACCGGAAAATCCCTCGGATCCGTATTCGAAGAATTAGGTAAAGAAACCAATACCCTCGCAGCAGCTCAAAACTACTACGGCTCAATGGCGCTGAAATATACCGAGGGCATTAATGTAGGTTTGGCGGGCACGATACATCAATCCATGACACTGATAACCGCGGTAGATGACCAGACCACAGCATTTAAGAGGGCGACCGGCGCGTCACAAAAATATGTGCAAATGATACCGGCCTTAGAGAGTGAATATTTTAGTTTAGGCCTCTCCATGGACGCCGGCGCTGGCCTTATGGGTTCTTTGTATTCATCTATGTCTGCATTTACGAATATGTCATCGCCAAACCAAAAGGCAGTTAAGGCCCTGGGCTCAGTTCTCCATACACTGGGAGTGGAGGCCG